TTGACCACCTGTTGCGATACCTAAACAGTCTATAACACCACCTACAAATCTTCCTTTTGTATCAGCGTCCATAACCATTTTATCGTCATCAGATCCATCAGCATGAAACTGTTTTAAGCTAACTGTTCCAGGTGCATCTTTATCAGAAATGATAATTGTAGATGCAGCTGTAAAAATATCTACTGCTGCTGCAGCATCAATTGAAAAGGTACCTGTAAAAGTTGTACCAATGATAAATTTATATTGTAATCCAGCTGCTGCAGTTGGTAAAGTTACTACTATACCACCAGCTCTGTTTAATAAATATGTAGTTCCTGTATCAGCAGCAGTTACTGTTTTAGTAGCTGCAGTTAAGTTTTCTACATCAGTTATTAAGTTATTAACCCCAGCTGTTTGCGCTAGGTTACCACTTGAATCAACAGTTAATTGATCTGTGATAGCACCAGTTGTTGCATTTTTAGAGATTTGTTTAAAACCCTGTTCTGCTCTTACCGGTCCATTAAACGTCGTGTTTGCCATAATTATATTCCTCCTAGAATATATAAATGTAGTCCCTAGGGGCATGTCGACTATACGCGTCTACATTTAAAATTTTTATTTTTGTATAGTAATAAAATTATATGTTATTTTTTAGTAGAGTGCAAGAGAGCCTGTAAAGAAAGTGCGATTTCAGCGATGTAGCTTTTGTTCTAAGTAGCTACAGAAACTTGCGGAGCAGCGCCTTCAACGCTATTTTGCCTGTGGGCAATTTTAGCTTCTTCAAGCTTAATGTCCGTAATGACTTTTTTAACTTTGTCATCAATTCGGACCATTTCAAGAGTATACTTTCCATTATCAATATGCTCCTGTTCCCACTTCAACTCCAAGGACCTTTTTTGTTTGTATAGGTCTTGTATCATTTATAACCTCCTCATAGGTTATTCTGTTTACTCGGTTATCATATGATATACCAAGATATTCCCAATTTATACTCTTTTCTCCCAACTTGTCAAGGATTGATTGTTCAAGAGAAATAGCGTTATCTTCAGACAAAACTTGAAATTTTGCATAATGATCGTACGCCCATATGTTTATTAGAAATTTTTTCATGTTCTCACCGTGTTATTTATTGAATGTGGCCGAACTATGTCCGGCCACAAAAAGTTTTATTGATTACGCACCTTCAACGCCAAAGATACCTCTAAAGTCTGATACTCCAAATGAGTATCTTTCTCTAGCTTTGTATCTAACGTTACCAGTATCAAAGTCACCTTCCATTGCAGTTGTCAATGGTGCTCTAGTGAACATTTTCATACCATTTGGTACATCAGTAATGATGTAGAAAGAATCAGTATCAGTTAGGTAATTATTCACTCTGTAACCTTGAGGAATCATTCCCATTGATGCTAATGCATTTACATCATTATCAGCAGTTCCAACTCTACCTTGAGATTTCATTAATCTCTCAGCAGCAAATTGGTTTGCAGATGGAACAATCATTTTGACTGCTTTAGCTGCAATTCTTAAACCTCTTTCATCAGTCATAGCAGCGATATCAATCATTGCTTGCTCTAATGAAGTTTCATTTAAGTCTGCTTGTGTTGTAAGTGTGTTTTTAACGCTAGTACCGCTCACAGTTGTGTGAGAAGTATTAAACAAAGAAACACCATCACCTGAATCAAAACCATCTACTGTTGGTAGACCATTATTTAAAGGTGCTGCTGCTTTTACTTGTTTCGCATTAGACATAGATCTTGCTAGAGCTTTTGTGTATCTAGAAGAAATTTTATCGTAGAGATTATCTTCGATAGCTTCTTCAGTGATAGCAAATGCTAAAGCAACTGTTTCATGCGTGTATCTAGCAGAGTAAGATTCTTGTGCATTATCAAATGCTACTCCAGAACCTTCACTCTTTACACTTGCGTTTCCGAAACCAGATAACATTACTTCTTCTTCGAAAGCTCTGTCAGATGTTTCGTTAGTATAAATCTCAGCGTGCTGATTATCATACCTTTTGTATTCCAGGCCGAATAGTGCATTCAATCCTGGCTCTAACTCTTTTACGAGTTGATGTCGTGATATTGCCATAATTTATTCTCCTATTCCTTATGACCCAGAACTATCAATGTATTGGTTCAAGTTTTGAACAACTTCAACATTACAGAATGCTGCAGTTAAGTCCCCGTTTTCAGGGTCTTCAACACCTCTTAATAGTCTCCAAGTGTTATTTGTTGCGTGTGTGTCGCCGATATCTAACGTGTTAGATGACATACCTGTAGTTGTGCTACCTGCTGCTGAGTTTACATCGAAAGTATCTAAGTAAACTGCGTGAGCGCCTGCAATAGTTGAAGCTACTGCTGCGTCTGATGCAACATGGTAAACCTGCCAAGGATAGTCATTAACGAAAGCTACGATATCACCGCCATCTTTTGCAGTAGCTGGTGTAATAGCACCATTATAATGATTGTTGAACGTTGGTTTCAACGTCGACGCATCCTCATAAAAGATACCATATAAAACACCAATAGATTCAGATGTTGCTGAATCTTCAGCTGTTACAACATATCCTGCTGTAACTGATACTGCGCTGCCGTAAAACAAATCAATGTCTACAGCGGCATCGATAAAGTATTTAGATAAACCCTGTACTGCAGGTGTATTACCTAAAGTACCAGCTGATCTAAAACCGTATCCTGCTGTTTGTCTATTAGCCATAGTTTTAGTCTCCTTATGAACCTGCCCCTAAGGGCCTCCAGTTCGGTTTATATTATTCGCTGGTGTTTAGAATTTTATTTCTTAGTACCACCGAAGGTTGTGCGAGATTGCCTATCAACATTGATTGGCATACTCTTGTGCTCTTCCCTCAGTAAATCGTTTTCTACAGCTTCGTCCTGACCTTGTGCTTGACGCTTAAAGTATTCAGTTCGTGACTTCGCGATTTCTTCAGGTACCCTTGCGAGTACAAGGCCACCTACTCCAATGACTCCTGCGTATTTACCATCAGTGACTACAGGATAATCAGAATCTTTATATTCATCGGCTCTAACCAATTCATAACCAGATCTTAATCTACCAGAAATATTTTTAGAATCTTGAAATCCTAAACTTTCTGCCCGTATCCATCTGTGTCGGAAACCATCCGGCGCAGGGGGTGCATCTAAAGAAGATGGAGGAGTCCATACTTTAGGTCTTTCAGTTTTAGACCTTTCTGAACTCGCACGAGAAGTTACTTTTTTTTCTTGTTCTTTTTTCATATGCTTATGCTCCTTCCGTGAGTTTTATTTGTTTTGCATACTCTTCGAGTGGCACACCTAATTTTTTCGCTATCGCGACCTGTGATGATGTGAGTCTCACAGTTTTGCGTCCTGGTTTTACACTTCTGTTTGCAGAAGCAACTGACTGAACAGGTTTAGACGTAGTAGTTGTTTCAGTATTACCGAATTTATGCGGAAAGTCAACTTTTATTCTTTTATCTATTTCTGCATAGTATTCAGTTGATTTAGGATCATAACCTTCATTATCCACTAAATCTTTGTGTATTTCAAAAGCAGTAAATGTCATTGCTCTGTCTTGACCAAACCAACTGTTTTTAGAAGCCCAAGCTTCTGCTTGTGGGTCAGGTGTAGGCAAACTTTGAGGTGTTTGTCTATCAACATTAGCATCTTGAGATAAATCTGCTTTTGGTGTTTCAACTTGTTTTTCGTTAGTATTTTTTAAAACATTTAATCTAGCTGCATCAATAGATAAAGTTGCAATTTTTTTATTTGCTTCTACTTGTGCTGCTGCATCACCTGCTTCAATAGCCATTGCAAGTTCTTTTTGCGCTGACTCCATTCCAGATGTAACTCTTGTATCAAATTGTTTTACATAATCACTGTTGATTTGTTCATACTTAGATTCTGCAAGTTTTCTTTTTGCTTCTACAGCTTTAGCATACTCAGTAGCAGCTTGTTCTCTTCTTTCTGCTTCTCTCATTTTACGAGTTAATTTTGCAATACGAGATTGTACTCCTTTACTGTAGTCTTCTAGTTTTTCGTCTTCTTTTGATTCGCTTGCTTGAACATCAGACTGCTCCACAGGTTTCTCAGGTGCGTCTTCAGATTTAACAGGCTCTTTAATAGTTTCATCATTTGTTGTTTCCTTCTTTACTTCTTCCGTTTTTATTTCGTTAATGTTTTCTTCTGGTAAATTAACTTCGGTTTCTGGACCGGAAGTATCTATATCTACCATGACTTCGTCTTTTTTTATTTTATTTGCTTCTGGCATAGTTTCCTTCCTATGTTAATATTTATGTAAAATATCTGTTGGATCTTCTACAGTTGCTAACACTTCGTCTTCATTAAGAAGACGTACTTCCCCACCATCAATTTCTATTCGTGATCCTGCATAACGAGCAAAGACCACCCAATCACCAACCTTGCACCATGGACCATTTGGATATCTCTCCTTATCTTGATAACAAGCATCTCCCATTGCAAGCACGTTTCCGCATTGCGATGCCACTTGTTGTCTGTCTATAGTTTCACCGCCTAGTAAGATTCCGCCTTTTGTTTTTTCATCCATTCTAAATGGTAAAACAAGCATCCTCCAACCAGTTGGTTGTGGTAATTTTGCTTTTTCTTTTGTAACTTCTTTTTTTTCTGATTTTTTTACACCAACTAAATCTTTATTTGGTAATTCAATTTTTGGGTTTGTGGTCCCCAATATCGATGACTGTGCCTTCATTTTCTTTTTGCTCCTTGTTATCTAGCAGGTTAGAGATTTCCTGTTTAGTTGCCTCTAAGGCGTTTATTTGTCCTAATATATACTTGTAATTTTCCATAGTGTCAACACCTGTTGTAATAGTAAGTGTGAGACTATCTAATTTATTATTAATTGCTTTTAGTAATCTTTCTATTTCCATTTTTTAAAACTCCTTTTAGTGTTTTAGCTTGAGCAGCATGTGTTTTTGATGCTTTCTGCAAACCTTTCATTACTTTTTTAATCTTTTGTTTTTTTAACACTTCCATCTCCTTCTAGCCTGACGTATTCTAGAATTAGGATCATTACGAGTTTTTGCTGATGACCTTTTTAATTGTCCTAGTGATCTAGCGCAGTATGATTTTCTACGATTAGCAGCTTTTGATCCTGGCTTCACTTTTCCAGTCACGGCTGTTTTTAATTTACTTCCA